AATAATGAACTCGCGGAAGTCTTTGCTTGACTTCTGAGCTTTGGCAGCATCGTCAGTAGTTGCCCTGCTCGAGATCTCTAAAGGATAAGTTCCGTTATTCGTTTCAATGCGTGCCTTTACAAAAGCAACATGCTTGCACTTAGCTCTTCCTGAAAATCCTGGGCAAGTGCAGTTAAACTCATCGGTGTCACCTACAGAAACTTCATATATTCCCGGACCTGAAACATTTTGATGAGGCAAGAAAACTTGAACTAATCGAAAGTCATCAGTCATTTGAAATTCTTTCATCGACGCAGGTCTCCTTTAGCAGCAGTAATGGGTAGATAAGAAAAAGCTTCATTTGCAAAGCTTTCAGTTGCATCACCGTAGAGTCCCGCCCAGTTCTTGAGTTCGATATTCGTTGTGACAATAGTAGGCAATCCATTGTTAAAACGGGTTCTCAACACGTGATGAAGTAAATTCTTTTGCCACCCGGACAGACTAGCGTGTTCTTTGCCCAGGTCGTCAATAATCAATACTCGGATGTTGTAGGCGTCATCCTTACACTCCCCTAGCATCCCGTTATAAAGGTTTTCCGCCTCCGGGGTAAAGTCATCCATCAACTCACCCTTTAGATCAATGATGTCGTTAAAAGTGGCAAAATAACAAGGGCGGATTAATACCTTGTTCTCAGATGGTGAGAAAGATTCTAAAGGGAACTTAGTAATCATTTCCTGAATAATTGCTAAAGCTAAAGTTGTCTTGCCGCGACCTGGTTGACCGCAGAGGAGAAGACCGCGACCACAAGCCTTTGAACCAACAGAGCGAATGATCTTGCCATCCTCTACTGACTTTACCCAACGACGGATCTTTTCAATATCGGAAATCTCGGTATCCGTGCAGTCGTCAAGAGTCCAACCGATACGAGCATCAGGAACAGATGCAATCTGTAACCAAGACCTGCGTCTAACCTTTAACTCTTTTGGATTAAACATTAAATACCTTCCCAAGATTTTTCTGCAGCAACCTTTGCGGTCTCAAGGTCATCGTCGGTAACCATAGCCCTTTTCACTTCAATTGCAAGTGATCCAAACTGCTGGATAAAACGTTTCCAAATATGCTCAGGATTATTAATCGAAGTTTCATGCGCTATCTGACTTAGATAACGATCCATCATCAAGCACTCAATCTCACCATCTGTGTCATGAGCTTTACGGGCTTTTGCCAAAGCTGCACGAAATGGAGCCTCACTAACGGTCCAAGGCTTAACGTGCCACATATCCTCAAGCCTTCGAATGAACTCTGAGGAACTTTGATTAGGTGACCAGCGGTACCTAGGGCGGTTCAAGGCAGAAGCTATAACCGCCTCGTGCTTTTGTTGTTTGGCGTCTTGGTACTCGGACTTTCGGCGTAGGCGATCTTTGAGAAGTTGCTCCTCGCGTTCCTCGGGGTCAAAATCCATCTGTCCTAAAAAATCCATGGTACCTCCGGTCTTTAAATCAATTTTATAAAATTCTTCCTTCCCGACTTCGTCGGGTACTATTTCTTGCTTATTAGCATATAAGCTATTAGTGCTTAATCTGCTATATGACTGTGTGGGCATACAGAGAGAACGGGTTTTCAGTACTTTACTAATACGGCTTTCCAGGAAGTCCCATCCCTCAGAAGTTACCTCGATGATGGTTCTGTAAGCTCCGTTTGAAAACGTTTGTTTTCTTGTACGGGTCAGCCCAGCGGCTTTTAGCTCATTAAGGGATTTTTGGCAGGCGTCTCTTCCCTCCACGAATACCTCTGAAAGGGCTTTGGCGCCCCCGTAGAGCTCTTTAGAGGCGATCTCCATGAGAACACCTAGGGCACGGGCTGTAATCACGCCTCAGGGCCCTTCTTAGCCTTTTCTAGTTCTTCGACAATAGCCTTAGCAAAGATCTTGGCGATAGCCTCAATACCGAAATACAGATTTCCAGCTTCGTCTTCGTCGTATCCGTCTTCATCGTCGTCTTCTTCATCTTCGTCCTCAATATCCTCATCCTCAGGTTCTACATAAGGGGTTTCCACAACTTTAGGAATTGTATCTTCCGCGGTTGGGATTACCGGGTTAACAGATACCTGAATGTTCTTAGAAGGTGCAATAGGTAAAAGCCCCTCGGTCAGGTCATAGCAAGGAATACCGGCCTCAGTACAGATGGCCAAAGTGTTTTGGCATTCGCTATCTTCATCTGACCACAAGATGAAACATGAGGTTGTCTTAGGGTCAAGAAGGGCGGCATCTATTACTTTGATGTGGTTTACAGGTTTATTTTTATCTTTAGAGAACTGCTCTGCGAAGACCTTACCTTGGCTTAGCTTTCCCTCTTCGATTATATAAACAGTTCCTTCCGCGCCTTTAGCGTAGAAGTGATCCTCTAATAATGCTTCTAAGTTAGCTCGGCTAGTGGCCCCGCTACCTGCTACCACAACAGAATATTTTTCCATAAGTGCTCCTTGTTCTTGGAGCCCTACCCTACACGATTATTTACTCAGGTCTAGTTGGGTTGATTACCGCAGGTCGGTGTGTCGCTATACGGTCGGCTATTGCCAGTAAGAATGATCCTAGGAAAGCTCCCGCGATTGTCCACACTACTAATACTGGCAATTTACCAGGTACAACTAAATACACAGGGATTGATGAGAACACTAAAGCGAGCGTTGCGTTGATTATCAACCCTCCGCCAATAATGGACAAAAATTTAATTAAAGGCTTCAGTACAGCTAAACAAAAAGCTGTAAACATTCCAACAAGTAATATCTCGGTCATGATTTGATAGTACTACGTTTTTGGTTGTGCTAGGTAAATTGCTACCGTGCTTCCTAGATTTAATTGGTTTTCTACTGCGTAGTCCCCGAGACGAGTTTGGATTGCAAAACGGTTTTTGTATAAATGGCTACGTCCAGCATTTGTAGCCCCGCCTTCCCAAAGAAGGTCGTTTGCATTTCCGGGTCCAGTACTTCCGTTAAAGAACGGGGCGAGCGCGGAAGAGTTTTCAAACAAAGAAGAATCAAGCCATAAGCTACGCCCTGTAACAGCTACCCAATCAATACCCACAACCGCGGAATAAGCGTTTGCTGGTGCAATTGCCGTGACAAATGCGCGGTTCCAATTTATACCTGAAGCTGTGACGCTTGTAGCTGTTCCGGTAACGTTAGATCCAATTTGAGCACCTGAAGAGTCATACCAAGCAATATACGGGGTTACTGACTCACTTCCGCTTAATGCAGCGTCTTTTTGTAAATAAATACTAAAAATGTAACTGGTGTTTGGGTAATGAATCGGCATTAATTGAGAGGTCGTAGTTCCATCCCACGACTTAACGTTTACCGTTCCGTTCGCAGTAGCTGTTAATTTGTATGAATCGCCAGAGAGCCAAGAATCTCCTGTTGTGGCAACTCTTGGTATGTTTGCGTTAGTTACAGCAAACTCGATGTATGATTTTTCATCGTTTAGGGGATCAACACCAACGGCTGTAATTGTTCTTAACCCATCAAAGGGTGCGCCAACACCAGATATATAAACAATATTTGTTACGCGATAGCTATTACTGTATGTAGTTTCTAACCGTGCAACATTTGAAGTAAGGCTTTTATATGCAATTGTCCAAACCTGTGTATCTGGCTCTGACGCATTAGGGTCAATTGCTTTTGTTGTTGCGCTTCCCGATACGGACCACGGTGTTACTACCGGTGATGAGATAGTTCCGCTGATTAAAGCAAAGTGTGGGTTTTTTAATTCGTTAATTCTGGTTGCTCTTAGTGTCATATGAATTTGTCGAGCTTCATCAAATGAAGTAACAGAGGAATCTTGCTCAAATTGAGCACAATCAAAGTAATGGTATTCATTGGTTGAAGACGCGCCAACCGCAGAAATTGTTATTAATGGTACAGCGTAGTAAGCACTAGCTGGGGCGGTGCCAGTTATTGTTGGACGCACAGAGAATTCTCCAACTGTGTTATTAACAGGGCTACCAGTGCTTGTGGAAATAAGATCACCAAATCTGTCATACCAATTAAGTATAAGAGTTACTGCCCTTACAGTAGTTCCAGCCGCTGAGTAAACGCTAAATACATAACTCAACCCCCCTGTTACTGGAATGCCTTTTAGAACAGGTGAAGATAAGCCACAAGATATTGTTACCGCTCCAGCTGTTGCATTTGCGTTTTTTACAGACAAAATTCCGTTTTGTTTATTAGGGTATTGCACCAACGCTGTAGGTTCAGCCCAAGGGGTTGGGGACGGTATGAGTGTTGGGTCTTTTTCAGTAGACGCATTAAAGCAGTTAAAAGATGCAACATTGTTAGCTGTTAATGCCCAAGATACAGAAGTTGCAGTTACTGCAGTGATTGTTTTTGCAGACCCCACTGTATTAAACAAAGGTTGAGCAAATCCTTCAGTATTAATTTTTGTTCCTACGGCATAATTATGTGGCCCAATTACAGCTGTGACAACATTACTGGTTAAAGAAATTGATTTAATTGATTTTTTTACTAACGCTTTAAAAATTGCTGAAGTGTTCGTTGATTCCCAATGACCTGTGCTTTCTTCAAAAGAAGAATCATTATAGTCAAGCATTAAATTGTGGCTTTTTACAAGACCATCAATACTAGGGTTTGGGGTTCCCGCAATAGGTTGCGGTACCGCGTAGCCTGTAAAAGCTTTCATAAACTCTCGAAGGCCTTCTGAGCTTCCCTTTTTTTGACCAATTAATATGGCATCACGAACTAAAATTCGAGTTTGTTGATACCCAATTTCTGGCTCATACGTTAATCCAAATTCTTGTAAAAAAGAAGGTAACAGTAACCCGTTAACTCTTTCAATATCATAACGGCTAACTAGTAAAGAAGTTACTGTTTGAGTATAGTCAAGCTCAAAACCAAAAAGGTTTAAAAATGATCGTAGATCTGCGTTATCCCAATCAGACGTTGCAGAATAAATTTGTGTTACTTTGTAGATTTCAGGAATGTATTTATATAGATTCTCACCTGATCCGTAATTTTTTACAGAAACACCTGTGACATCTCCAGCTCTTACCCATGCAAAAGTTAAAGTGTTGTAAACAAACATAGAATAGTAAAAAAAAGCTTCCGGACGAAGGTTTCTATCGTCATGGTAGGTTTGTAAAATTGCTTCTTTTGGAGAA